AACATCACCAAATGTTAATCAGCCTCTGCCTATGAGCAGATACGATAAGTTTGCAAATGCAGCCAGCTTTATTCCAAGAAGTTTTTCTTGGGTGGATCCACAAAAAGAAATGATGGCATCGATAAACGGTATGCAAGCAGGCCTGGTAACTTTCCAGGATGTCCAGGCTAATTACGGCAGAGATGTAGAAGAATTATTTGAGATACACGAAAGAGAGAAAAAACTACAAGAACAATACGGCATCAAAACTGCTTATCAACCTTACGGAACTAAGTTACCAGTCGAAGCAGATATCCAGGGTGGAGACAATGATGCCTAAACCTACTGACGGCATGAAAGAAGAAGCCAGGAAAGGTTTAGCTTGGCGTGAAGAACATGGACGCGGCGGCACAAATATTGGCGCAACGCGAGCCAGGCAAATAGTAGCTGATGAGAATCTAAGCGATGACACTGTAAAAAGAATGTTTAGTTTTTTTTCCAGGCATGAAGTTGATAAGCAAGCAGAAGGTTTTAGTCCAGGAGAAGATGGCTATCCGTCTAACGGCAGAATAGCCTGGGCGTTATGGGGTGGTGATGCTGGCTTTTCCTGGTCAAGAAGCCAGGTAGAAAAAATGAAAAACGAAGAATCTAGATCTATTTCTGGCCCAATGAAAAAGGCGCTAGAAAACAAAGTAAAAGAACACAACGAGAAAGTTGGCGATGTTGCTTCTAAAAGAACCAATTTGCGAACTCTCTCTGCTGTATTCCGAAGAGGGGTTGGTGCTTATAAAACCAATCCTGGTTCGGTAAGACCAAGCGTAAGCAGTCCTGAGCAGTGGGCATTAGCCAGAGTTGGAAGTTTCCTTTACGTTTTGCGTAACGGAAAATTTCGATCTGGCAAACACGACACAGATCTGCTTCCAGCTGGACATCCTTTATCATCAAAAAATAGAGAGGAAAAATCTATGGACGAACAAGTAAATAGACATATCCTCAATGTGGAAGAGACCGATGATAAATACATCATCGAGTTTAAAAAGCATGAGGATGTTGAAGAAGATATGGATATGGAAGACGAAGACGATTTGTCTCTCAGGCCGTATCACATTGATGAAGAAGAAGACGAAAGATCTGCTCAAGATATTGTCTATCGAACAATAGATCTTTCTAAAGCTTCTTATATCGATGAAGAAACTAGAAGAGTAAGAATAGGCGTTTCATCCGAACTCCCAGTCGAAAGAGATTTTGGTATGGAAATTCTTTCTCACTCTGAAGAAGACGTGGATGCCGAGTTTATGAAAAGCGGCAGAAGCCCCCTTCTACTTGACCACGACATGACGAAAGTTATTGGCAAGGTTGAGGAATATAAAATTATCCCTTCTGAAAAACGCGCAGTAGCAGTAGTTCGCTTTAGTCGAAGCAAACTTGGAGAAGAGATTTTTAACGATGTCAAAGATGGTATTCGTCAAAATATCAGTGTTGGCTACAAAATAAATGGAATGGAACGTATAAGGTCAAAAGACGATGACAAACCTCATTACAGAGTAAGACATCAGCCGCTTGAAGTCTCAGTGGTAGGAATAGGTGCTGATAATTCAAAAGGTGTTGGCATTGGACGTTCTAAAGATAAACAACTAAAAACTACAAAGGTACAAGTTATGACTGAAAAAGTTGAAAACGAAATAAACCTTGATGAAGTTAGAGAAGAATCTGTTAAAGAAGCTAGAGAATCTTTCCAAAGAAATTCTAAGGAAATTATTGATCTTGCTTCTAAGCACAACAGACGCGATCTAGCTGACAAGGCTATTTCAGAAGGTACATCAGTTGAAGAGTTCAGAGGAATCTTATTAGACAATATTGCTAATGATAAACCTCTAGAAACTGCTGAAATTGGTCTTTCTGAAAAAGAGGTGCGTAAATTCTCAGTAATGAAAGCTATCAACGCATTAGCTAACCCTACTGACAAAAGAGCGCAAAGAGAAGCTGAATTTGAATTTGAATGTTCAGAAGCAGCTGCTAACCATTACGGAAGAACTGCTCAAGGCATCATGCTTCCACCAGAAGTTCTAACAAACTGGAACCAAAGGGACTTAAACGCATCTGACGATGCTGGTCTTATTGGACAGGACTTTAGATCAGGTGATTTCATTGACGCTTTGAGAAACGCTTCATCTGTATTGCCACTGGCAAGAACTTTGAACGGTCTTTCTGGCGATGTAAAAATCCCTAAAAAGACTTCTGCTTCTTCTGCTGCTTTTATTAGCTCAGAAGGTGGCGCAGCTGGTGAATCAGAGATGGTCATTGGATCTGTAAGCATGTCTCCCAAAACTTTAGGTGCATTCACAGATGTCACTAGACAATTAATGATTCAATCTTCATTAGACGTTGAAAACCTCATTAGAGATGATTTAGCACAATCTATGGCTATTGCTATTGATAACGCTGCTCTAGAAGGTTCTGGCTCAAGCGGAAACCCAACTGGTATTACCAACACAAGTGGTATCAATACTGTTTCACTAAGTAGTGCAGCTGCACCTACTTTTGCTGAAATGGTTTCTATGGAAACTGCTGCTGCTGTGGATAACGCATTATTAGGAAAATTATCTTACATAATTCACCCTAGTAATTACGGAACTTTGAAAACTACAGTCAAAGATTCTGGTAGCGGTATGTTCGTAGCTGAGAACAACCAGGTGAACGGTTACCCAGTTGTCGTGTCAGCACAATTGACAGCTAACAACTACGTCTTTGGAAACTTTGACGATTTATTAGTAGGGTTCTACGGCGGGCTTGACCTGACAGTGGATCCTTTTTCTGCTTCTACTACTGGAACAGTCAGAATTGTTGCACTTCAATCAGTTGATGTTGCAGTAAGACACGCTGTTTCTTTTGTCGCAGCAAGCTAATAACCGTCTTGGTTATAGACACAATGAAGGGTGGCGTTAAGTCACCCTTCGCAAAAAAGGAAAGAATTATGAAATACACAATATTGAAAGATACCGTTGCTGACGGTAAAAAAGTTTCAGCTGGTGATGTTGTCGAATTATCAGACGATGAAGGCAGAATCTTAGAAAGTTACGGCAAAGCCGAAAAAGCCAAAGAATCTAAAGTTGAAAAAAAAGATAGAAGCGTTGGCCTAGAAAATTCTGAAGAACCAAAGATTACAAAAAGAAAATCTAAATAATGGCTTTAGAATTTGATTCCGACTTTGTAGGTTACTTTGATGCCGACTTTGGACATGGCATACAAGCTACATACACGCCTTCTGGCGGCTCTGCATCGACAATCAAAGTAATCCTCGAAGAAGATTATTTTTCTGTTCCTGGCCTTTCTGTGGACGTGGAAGGCTCACAACCGATAGCCTATTGCAGAACTACAGATGTGGCCAGCGCAGCACAGGGAGATACCCTGGCTTTTGCTGCCAGGATTACAAAAACTGGAACACAAATAAGGGGCGCAACAACATTCCAGGTGGTAAGCGTACAACCTGATAACACAGGCATTACGATTCTTATTCTTGAGGAACAGTAATGGCTAAACATATTAGAAATCAATTAAGAGAAGCAGTAGCAACAACGCTTACTGGTTTATCTACAACTGGCAGTAACGTCAGTCAGTCCAGGATCTTTAACCTGGAAGAATCAGGACTACCTGCCCTAGTCATATACACAAAAAGCGAAGCAAGCGAATTATTAGTCATGGGTAGCGCAAGAGAATTACAAAGAGACCTGACCCTGGCGGTTGAGATCTATGTCAAAGGGATCCTTAACGTAGATGACACCATAGACAACATAACAAAAGAAGTAGAAGAAGCAATGGCCACCGATGTAACGCATGGCGGTTTAGCAAGAGATACCTTCCTGGAGTCAACCGAGGTTGAATTTAACGGCGAAGGTGACGTTCCTCTTGCAGTTTGCACAATGAACTATATCTTGAAATATCATACAGCTGAGAACGATGTTGATGCAGCTGTGTAAGAGGATTCTATTATGGATAAAAATGTGATGATTTCTCCTGACGGCCAGTCAAAGATTACTGTCTTTGACAAGGACGTTGAGAATTTAAAACAAAATGGGTGGACTCTTGAAGGAGAGTCTGTAAGTAAAAAATCTAAAACAGAGGACAAATAATGGCGGTATTTACTGGAAAAGCAGGCGTGGTGCAAACTTCGTCAAACGACATAGCCGAGGTTAGAAGTTACTCAATAACTGAGTCAGGTGACACAACTGAATCAACTGCTATGGGTGATTCAGCTAAGACTTATGAACCTACATTGACTGAGTTTTCAGGATCCATCGATTTATTTTTCGATGATACTGACACTAGCGGTCAAGTTTCTTTAACGGTGGGTTCAGAGTTTACTTTGAACTTAGGGCCAGAAGGAACTACGTCAGGTAAATATAAGTTATCTGGCACAGGTATTGTTACAGAAAAAACTATAACTGCTGCTCACGATGGCTTAGTTGAAATGACAATTGGCTTCCAGGGTGACGGTGCTTTAAGCATAGGATCATACTAATAGATGAAAGCTATAGACAACGTAGTTGCTCATTTTGACGCGCAAGAGATTAAGTCTTTTGAGGTGTCAGAATGGGGATCAGATGGTCAGCCTTTAGAAATTTTTTCTAAACCGCTTACTTTGGCTGAGTCAAAAAAACTTTACAGGATGTCTAACGATAATGATTTGGAAGTTATGGTTCATGCAATCATAACTAAGGCTTTAGACAAAGACGGTAATAATTTATTTAGCTTAGCTGATAAACAAAATCTTATGACTAAAGCAGATGTTACCGTTGTTGCAAATGTAGCTGGCAGGATCTTAGGGTCAATGACCCCAGAGGAAGCTGAACAAAAGTAAGCACCCAACCTGATCTTTTCGCGCAGTTCGCATTAGCAGATAGGTTGGGTTTGACAATAAGCCAGGTTGAAGCGATGACCACTGATGAATTTCAGATGTGGATAGCCTATGTAAAACGAATAAACGAATTGAATAAACAAAATGGCGGAGAACTTAGGTAATTTAGCGATTGTTATAGGCGCAACTGATAAAACCAGTAAAGCGTTTAATAATATAAACAGAAATGTTAGAGGCATTAACAATCAGCTTAGTACGCTTAGAAATGTTTTTATTGCTGCGTTTTCAATTCGTGAAGTTACCAGGGCAGCTGATGAGTTCACAAATCTAAACAACAAACTGCTTGCCCTTACAGGGGGCGCATCAGAAGCAGAAGAAGCCTTAGAAGAAGTAAAACGAATTGCCAGGGAATCAAGATCAGATCTTGACGCTGTTGGTGATCTGTTTGGAAAGATTGCTTTCTCAACGTCTGAAATGGGTACTTCTTTACAGGATGTTGCAGCTGCGACCCAAACGGTGATGAATACGTTTGTTATGGCTGGTGCATCAGCTATTGAAGCTGCCAATGCTTCCAGGCAACTTGCACAAGGTTTAGCATCTGGAACTCTAAGAGGTGACGAACTTAATTCAGTAATGGAGCAAAACACAATCCTTGCTCAATTATTAGCTGACGGTCTTGGTGTTTCCAAAGGTGCGTTGAGAGATCTTGGTGCAGAAGGTTTAATTACTGCACAAAAAATTCTACCTATTTTGATTGGTAAGGTAGATGAAACAACCCAACAAATTGATGATATGCAATTAACCATTGGTCAATCAATCACGCTGTTAAGAAATCAATTTACAATTTTCTTAGGAGAAGGATCCAAAGTAATACCAATCAATATTGCTATTGCAAACTCGATCAAAACTATAGCTAATAATTTAGCTGCATTTCTTATACCAGCGTTCACTCTTTTGGCAACGACAACAATACCGTTGTTAATAGGTGCTTTACGAGGCCTGTTTGCTGTCCTGGCAAGAAATCCCTTTACGTTAATAACAACAGCAATTGTTTCAGCTGGTTCTGCCCTTTTTGCTTTTAGAGAAGAGTTAATGAAAACTCTTGGTTTAATGGCCAGAACGGAGATAGAAAATTTAGAGCAAAGAATTGAAGAAATAAGTTCCAAACTTGAGAGAGCCACAAATATTCAGATGGTTGGACAAGCAAAAAGAAACAATCTGTCCAAAGAAGAACAAGACAATCTTCGCAAAGAATTAGCCTTATTAGAAAAAAGATTACTAATGTTGAAAGGTACTAACAATTTAGTGAATCAACAAGAACCGTCAGCTTTTTTTGAATCTTTCACAGGCGCAATGAAAAACTATGAAGACGGTATAGGTGATGCAAACTCAAGAATACAAAAAAGTTTTGAAAACACTTTTAAAGGTATAGAAAAAGTATTTACCAACTTTTTTGCTACAGGAAAAATTGGCATCAAAGATATGGTTAATGTGTTTATATCAGAACTAGCTAAATTAGCTGCACAAGCAGCCACAGCGCAGCTTATAGGTTTTATAATTGGAGCTGCTGGTACTGGCCGCGCACCAGATCCTAGTCTCGGTACACCTGTCCCGCCCTCAAATATGGCGGCTAAAGGGGGAACGGTCAGACCTGGATCACCATTTATTGTTGGTGAAGAAGGAGCAGAACTCTTTGTTCCAGGAAGAGTTGGCACAATTGTTCCAAATGGTGCAATGACAGCCAATCAGTCCCAGGCTCCAATCAATGTTAATTTTTCAATATCTGCTCTAGACGCAGAAGGTATAGATGAAATATTAGTGAAGAAGAAAAATTTATTAGTTTCTATGATGTCACAAGCTATGAACCAAAAAGGTAAAACAGGTTTGATATGAGTGGAACTTACCCTACTACAAAAAAACCCAGCGTTTTAAATTTTATATCTAACAGGCCAACGACTGTAGACTACACTTTGTCTGGCAAAAGATCTGTTAAGTTATCTGCTTCTCAATATTTTTCTTTTACGATCACAATGCCGCCAATGAAAAGATCTGACTTCATGGAATATTATAGTTTCCTGGTTAAGCAGAAAGGATCCTTTGAAACATTCACATTTACATCTCCGTTAAATAATCAAGGCTTAGTTGACGCAAACGATACTGTCCTGGTAAATGGAGTACATGCAATAGGAGATACAACTATAGATCTAGATGGCTTTACTGCTTCACAAACAGGAGCATTTAAAGCTGGCGATATTATAAATTTTGCAAATCACAACAAAGCTTACATGATTACAGCAGATGTAAATTCAAGCGGATCCGCAGCTGCAACCGTAACTATAGAACCGCCATTACAATCTGCCCTTTCCGATAATGAATCTGTGAATGCGGTTACGCCCAATTTCACAGTATCTTTAGTGCAGGATGATTTGCTTTACAGTACAGACAGCAGAGGATTATTTGCATTAAGTTTTGATGTAAGAGAGGTGTTGTAATGGCCAGGACATTAAGTTCAGGAGTCATATCTGCAATACAATCAGAAGGCATTCAATATGCTTACCTGGCAGAGTTTGGTTTTAGCACGCC